TTTGCTCTACCGCCGCTATTAAGTTTTACGCGTGGATATATCTGCGTATTGTAATTTCGGTTTGCCATTATTTTTTACGTAATGCTCTTCCAAAACCTCGTTTAGCTTTTCCAACACCAACTCTTCCGCCTTTAGCTAAAAACTCTCCTTCTGATGCGTAAATCTTTGGAATTGCTATACCAACGTCCGTACCTTTTTGTAAATATGTTTCTTCTGGTTTTTTTTCAGGAACAATATCTACTTTAGGAGCCGAAGGAACGTCGCCTTCGTACCCCGCTTTTCCGCTTAAAGGTCCGGTATCAGCAATATCTCCTGCAGTTATAGCATTTAATGCTTTAGCTTTTCTTCTTTTAGCTAAAGTTAAAGCTAACAATGCTGCTGCACCTATAGGAGCTGCTTTTTTAGCGAATTTTCTTAATTTCTTTTTCCATTTTCCCATAATATCATCCTTATATTGTTTTTATTAATTAATGTCTACTCTATTTTTTACTATTCCTGAATATTTGTGTGCCCTTTATACCAAAAATACTTCCGCAGACAAGAATCCAAAGTGACGTAAACCATGTCGGTAGCGCCGCGAAATGTTCAAAGAAAATTTTTATTTTCTCCATCGCCGCCGGATCGTCCGACCAGACACCCCAGGCGAGCACCAAAATGGGCAGTGTGAGAATCGCTAAAACGACCTCGTCCTTATAATCGTTTTGCCGGGCCTCTAAAAGTTTGCCCTGGTAAGCTTCCTCACCGCGGGCCATCTTAGATGCATGCATATGCTGTGCATCAGCCATAGCCATTTTTGTCTCTTGGCGTTTTTTATAAATGTGACTCGCTGCGTTTAAGCCGAGCTTAAGTGCTCCAAACCACATATTAGCACCACTTAGCTTTAGACTTCTTCGAAGCTAACATTCTTCTCTGCCCGCCAACTTTAGTTTCAACGGGACCTTTAGAAATCTTAATTTCTGTTCCACCTTTTTGATAACCATCTTTATTAAGGTCCAAAGAAATATTTCCTTTGTAAAAAGGTTCTTTATCTGTTTTTGCCATAGTTTTCTCCTTATATATTACTATACTATCTTCTAGGGCCTTTCAAGGTCCTAACGTCAGACATTTTTACTAAATCATTTACTAACTTAGCATCTTGGGACATCGCTTGTTTTTGTAGCGATGTATCAGCTCTTAATTCAGCTAATTCTTCATTTTGAGCTAATTTTTCATCAAATTGTTCTTGGCCCATTAATTGTTTAGATTTATCCAAATCTATCTTCTCTTGCGCCTGATCTCGTTTAGTAGAATCATCCATAGCTCTTAAATCTAGTTCTCTTGATTTTAATTTAGCAATTGGGTCGTTTCCAAACTCACCCATAATTTTATTTTCTTCATTTTTGAATTCTTCCATCATTTCAGCAATTAATTTAGCTTTTCTTGACTCTAAATTCATAGTCATTGTAATAATTTGTTGTTGATACTGCGGATTTTGCTGCAACATTGGATCTTGTTGTACCATTTGTTGCATTTGCATCAATTGTTGAATTTCTTCTTTAAATTCTACCTCTAACTGCTCTTGAGCCATTAAAGAGATGTGTTCAAAAATGTTTTTTTCTAACGCACTCATGACTGGAGGTGAATTTCGCGCAATATTGGTCGCCATAAAGTTTAAATGAGTTGTAATGTGCGCCTGATGATCTTGTCCCTTGAAAGCTTGGAACGGTTTCCCACTCATTGCTAAAATATTTTCACTTGCAGGGTCCATTGGAGCCGGTTTTTGAGGTGGTGGTAAAATTTTATCGATATTTTTGACACCAATTGCAGAATACATCGCATAAAATGCTTCATATAAATTATGCATTTGTGGATTTGACATTGCAAGTTGTAATTCTGTTTGCGCCATTGAAATTCTTTGTGATTGAGAGAAAATATTTGGATCTGCAATAGGAATAATATCAACTTTATCATCAAAATCTGAAACTTTAACATTTCTCTGTCCCCCAACAACATCATACGGATAGTCTTGAGGTAAATAGGTTTTAAAAACTCCTGCTAATAAAGCAAACTCTTGTTTCATCGCCACATACAATCTTTTATGTATGGCTGACATGACCCTGGAGCCACGCTCTAAGAGGGCTATAGTTGTACCAACAGCTGCTTGTTGGTTGCCGTCACCAACCTGCATGTCAGCTATGGCGGCAAATCGTTGTCCCGCCTGTACCACTGTCCCCATCAATTGTAATAAAGTTGGTGAAGGTTCTTTAAATGGTAAAGGCATAAATGCATCCTTGATACTTCCTCCAGGTGCATCAACATCTCTAAATTCGCCGGGTTGTATAGCTTGTGCTTCGTCTCTTACACGTATCCCACGTTGCTTAAATCCTGCTGGTAAATTACTTAAAGTTCCTGCGTCTAATAATTGACGTAATGCAGTAGTTGCCGTTCTCGACAAACCACCAATCATATGAATTAAACCAAAACCATAAAATCCTAATCCAGGTAAAAATTTAAAATGGACAAAATAGTCTATTTTATTTTTTTGTTGATCGCCAACTTGATAGTTTCGTCTAATTGATAATATTTCTCTGTTTCCCATCTCAATGGTAACAATGTATGGAAGTTTAATTCCAGTTCCTTCACCAGTTGAGTCCTTGTCTTCAAAACCTTCTAAATCTAAATCGGTATGAACTTCTAAAATCGTAAATATATCTTCGTCTCTAGTTTTTTTAACCCCTTCTAACTCTCGTTCTTTTTTCTTTACTTCTGTTTCTTCATTATAGCCAGGTTTTAATTCTATGTCTCTATAAAATCCAGCTACCTGTTTTTTTCTTAAGTCATTCTCTGACATTTTAATTACATGAATAACTGCTTCTGCATCTTCCAAAGATGTTGCAGTATATGGTACAACTAAATCATCAGCCGGCACGAATTTTGAAACGGCTCTGCCAAGAAGTTCATCGTAATAAACTTTCTTAAAAGCAGAGCCACTGAGAGGGAGATAAAAAAGCATTTGATCGAACTCGGGTTCATACTCCTTCATCACATCCATGAGCTGATAGTTCATGAATTCTTTTACTCGGTTAGATTGTTCTTCTCTTGGCCTGTCTGCCAGTCCAATTACTTGGGTATGTACTGGACCGGTCGCAGGTAATAATTCTTTATAAGCTTGCGCTTGAAATTGTGTAACAGCTTCAGCTAAAACCGGGTGAGTTGCACCTGAAGCTCCTTGGAAAGGTTGTGATGGATTTTCGTATTTAAATCCTAAAAGATCAAGGCCTTTTGTGTAAGTATCTTCCCAAGATTTTCTAGAACTTTTATATTGATTATAATTCTCTGTTAATTCGGAACCTAGTCTTCCTAAGACATCGTCCGGTAATAATTCTGCTAAATTGTCAAAATGACTTTCACCCCCAGGCTGGTTAACTGCTTCTGGATCAAAATTAATCGTAGCACCACCATCTTCTTCCTGAGTAACTTGTACATCTTCAGGACCAACTTGTTCTTCAATAGTTTCCTGTTGAGCTACTTCTACTTCTTCTTCTCCAGGTACTCTAATTTCAGTTTTTACGTTTGGTAGGGCCTTGTCTATATCTGCCATTTATATTCTCCGAGTTCTTTATTGTTTTAACTTGTTTTACTGGAACATTCAAGCCCTGTGAATCAGGCCCTTTTACAGGTGGGATTTCCTTCCACTTAACATGAGGCATGTTTGTGACAAGATTTTTATTCGTCACTAAACCAACCTCTTTTATTTTTATAATCTTGATATTGTTTATAACCCTCGATTCCTAAAGAACCTGCAAGTAGTCCCCATCCAATAGGATTCCAAGCATTTACAGCAGCCATAGGTAATCCTAATCTCATAACTTTAGCTACATTAGATGCTGCTCCTAAACCTTTTGTTGCCGCTTTAGTCATTGATGGCATAAAGGCAGGTCCTAAATAATTCCATGGATTAGTTGCAATATCTGCTGGAGAATCTCCTTGTTGAATTTGTCCTGCAATATGTAATGGTTCTAATGCAGCTAGACCTAATGGAGTTCCAGTTGTCATTAATCCTCTTCCTAAAGTTTTCAAAGCAGTCTTAGTTACTCCTGATGGTGTTTTTCCAAATCTTGCTGATCTAGCAGCTTCAATTGTTGACGGCGCAGTCACTGCTGTACCTGCTACTGTCTCTGCTCCTAATACTGGAAGTTGCCAGTCTAAAATATCCGGACGTTCTTGTGGTGTATCATCAAGTGAACCTGTCAACATTTCAATTAACATATTCTTCTGTTGATCTTCATTAGATAAATATGTCGTTGGATCGTCGTTCATGAATGTTTTAACAAGAGCCGCGGATGCCGCACCTGCTGCTGCAATCGCTCCGAACTTACCACCTTTTTTTAAAAGAGGACTTTGTATTAACGTTCTAGAAACATCTCTAAGTTTACCCATAGGCCCTTTCATGGCATCATCTATGTTACTACCTATTTTAGCTATATCAGAATTATCTAAAGCTCGAACAGCTTTTTGTGCTTGTGCACAAGGTCCGCCATCGGCAAAAGCAACTCTGCCACCTTCTGCTCTTAACAACGTACATTGTTTTGCTAGTCTAGATATTTCACTATATTTTCCAGCTGCCGCTGTATCTGATAAACCTCTAGCTAACATTTTATCAATTGAATCTACTATTGCATTCATTCTAGCTGGAGAAAGTTTCATATTTTTAATATTAATGTCGGCACTTTGAAAAGCCAGATTTGCAGAAACATCAAAGTCTGTTAGTCTTGGAGTAACTTTTTTAAAACCCGCTTGTTTTTTTTCTAACCCTAGTTCTTGTAGCGTAATGTTATCTGTTATTTGTCCAGCAGGTGGCAGCGTTCTACTTCCTGAAAGATTTGAAGCCGGAGCCATTCTTTCTAATGTAATAGGGTCAAGTCTTCGAGCGGTGATTAAGCCGTCAGTTGCATACCCCATTAATTGTACTTCGGTATTTATTATTTTATCAATATATTGTTTTAATGGTACCGGTCCTTTTGATTTTCCAAATTCTTTTTCTAATGATAGTTTAAATTTTTTTTGATCAAAACTATCTGGGCCAGGACTAATGGTATACATCGCATCAGGCTTTCCTTTAAATTTTTTAATTATCCTGTTCATGTGTTTGTCCAAAGCTGTTCTGTGTCTTTCTGCACCTTCAGTTCTTCTAAACCCGCCCCCTAACATTTGATTTAATTCTGCTGATCCATAACCCATTTCTCCAACAGTTATTAAACCTTGTTTGTCTGCTAAATGCATTTTATCTATTAAAGAACCTTTTTTACCGGTAATTATTAAATCACCTAATTTTTTACCCGATAAATAGCCTTCAA